CACAACACATTGGTACATATGCCTTCTCAGGCAATATGCCAAAAGTAGCAGAGTTAACTGGTAGGTTATAATGGCTACTGGTCGTAAGTTTGATGGTGGCAAACTAGAATATGGTTTGTTGCCACCTTTTGCGCTAGAGGAGACGGTTAAAGTTCTCACCTTTGGTGCTCAAAAGTATGAACGTGATAATTGGCAGAAAGTACCTGAATCTAAACGCAGGTATTTTGATGCATTACAACGGCATCTTTGGGCATGGAAACAAGGTGAGCAACTTGACCCCGAATCTGGCATACATCACTTGGCTCATGCGATGTGTTGCCTCATGTTTTTATATGAACATGACATTAAATATTCGCTTGACAAAGACAAGTAAACCATATATAATTAATTTTTTGGAGTATATTATGAAACTATCGAATGACACACTGAACGTACTGAAAAACTTCGGTGCAATTAACCAAGGTATTTACTTTCGCAAAGGTAATACATTGAAGACCATGTCTTCACACAAAAACATCCTAGCACAGGTCAACATCACTGAAGATGTTCCTGCTGACTTTGGTGTCTATGACCTTAACAATTTCTTATCTGTTGTATCGTTGCACAAAGACGATACCACGTTTGAGTTTGATGACAAACATGTTGTGATTGTTGGCAACAAAGGTCGTTCTAAAATTAAGTATCGTTTCTGTGACCCTACTATGATTGTTACAGCACCAGAGAAAGAATTGCAGGTACCAAACCCTGAGATTACTTTCACCTTGACTGCTGAAGATTTGGATTGGGTACTACGTGCAGCTAACGTATTGTCGTCACCGCAAATTGCCGTTGAATCTGATGGTACCAAAATCAATTTGATTACACTAGATACAACCAATGATGCAGCGCATACTGATTGCCTTGAACTTGGTGAAGGCAATGGTACGAAATACAAAATGATTTTTCGTACAGAAAACATTAGTAAGGTTATGCCTGGAGCTTATGATGTGAATATTTCTTCTAAAGGTATTTCACACCTACGCAATAAAAGCAAAGACTTGCAATACTGGATCACAACTGAAGCTGGTTCTAAATTCTCTAAAGAGTAATTTGTTTTTTTATTATATTATGAAAGTTGTGAATCATGGATCATTTATTATGGACAGAGAAGTATCGTCCTAAAACTATTGAAGAATGTATTTTACCTGAACGGTTGAAAACACCGTTTCAGGAATACGTAAATCAAAAAAACATTCCCAACTTGTTATTGAGTGGCGGCGCAGGTGTCGGTAAGACAACTGTTGCCAAAGCCATGTGTAATGAGATTGGTTGTGATTATATCGTCATTAACGGTTCTGATGAATCTGGTATTGATGTATTTCGTACCAAGATTAAGAACTATGCTTCTTCTATGTCTCTATCAGGTGGCCGCAAGGTTATCATTATCGATGAAGCAGATTATCTAAATCCGAATTCTACACAGCCTGCTCTTCGTAATGCGATTGAAGAGTTTGCAGGTAACTGTTCGTTCATTTTTACTTGTAACTTTAAGAACCGCATCATTGAACCATTGCACTCTCGTTGTGCCGTGATTGAGTTTGGTCTGAAGAATGGTGAGAAGGCCAAGATGGCTGGTTCATTCTTTAAGAGAATCCAGTCGGTTTTGCAAAGTGAAAAAGTTGACTATGATGACGCTGTTATTGCTGAATTAGTTAAGAAACACTTTCCAGATTTTCGCCGTATCATTAATGAGATGCAAAGGTATTCCCAGTTTGGTAAGATTGATTCTGGCATTCTTGTGCAGATGGGTGACGTTGAGATTTCAAACATCGTTAAGTATATCAAAGAGAAAGACTTTGGTTCAATTCGTAAATGGGTTGCAACCACTGAGATTGATGCTGCAACATTGTATCGTAAATTGTATGATGGTTTATATGAGGTTCTAAAACCACAAAGTATTCCTCAAGCAGTAATTATCATTGCTGACTATCAGTACAAGCAGGCATTCGTTGCTGACCCCGAGATTAATACTGTGGCCTGTTTGACAGAATTAATGGTAAGTGTGGAGTTCAAATGATATATGATAATAATAATTGGATCAATATTTGTGATGGGGTTTCTAAAATATCAAAAAATATAGTTCCTTATATAAAACAAAGAAAAGTTTTATCTGGGGTTATTTCAAATATTTTTGAAACCTACTCAGCCGAATATTTCAATAAAAATAATATAAAAACAAAATCTAGTGCAAATGATAAAGATCCAGATTTATTTTTCATCGATGAAAATTTTAGTTGTGAGATAAAGGTGACTGGCGTTGACTCTAATGATATTCACAAAAAAGTTACTTGGATGGGAGGTCGTTATTCTAAGAGGAGTTCGGATCACCTATTCATTATGTGGAATTATTCTCCAGACAAGCAAACAGTATTTGGAATTGAAAGGGCGCACTTTTCATATTTTATATTAAAAACTTTTGTTTCTCACGATGAGTGGAAGGAATTATCAAATTCAAAAGATTATTACGCATTAGGTTTTAACAGTGCATTGTTCAAAGATAAAAAAATAAACACTTTAGTTGGTGACTATAGAAATGGTCATTTCACGTTAGAAAAATTTTATACATGATACCTTTACTACAGTGTTCGTCAGATGAAGTGCCATCTTTATTTAAACCTAACAATGATTTTGTTACACAATATTTAATTGATAGTGTTGATTGGAATTTAGTATTTTCAATTATGAGTTCTCTGAGAAGAAAATACAATAGAGGTGCTGAAACTTTTGTCAAAGCTGATATAGTTTCTGAAGCAATTGAACAAGCATCAAACGGCAAGTTAGAATATATTGATGATATTGGTTGCGATTTTTATATTAAAGAAATTGATATTCGAATTGAAATGAAAACAACAAATTTAAATATCTTTCCAAAGGTAGGTAAAAAATTTACTTCTGTTATGAAGTTAAAGAATTTTCGTAGTTTAAAAACTATCGATATTGATTCAATGAATAAGACTTTTGATTATCTGTTGATGGTGGAACCTTTGAAATGTGGCATTGTTTCATATGAGAAACTAATACCTTATTTTGAAATTTATACTGATGGTATTGGTGCCAAAGCTGATGTGAATGATATTCAGTTTATTAAAGAAGTGACAGAAGTGAAAACTACTAATATATTATTATTTGATAGATATGAACAAATGAAAAAACAAATTATAAAAGATGTGAAAGATAATTTATATGATGTACAGATTGGGAGAGAAAATGAATGACCTCTTCAGACCAACATTTAACTGGATCCAAGAAGATTACAAAAGTAATAGAGTTCGTTTTTGTCTTGAGGTCCTTGCTTGGGCTCTTAGTATTGGTTGTTCTATCACTATGGCAATCACCGTTCCAACACCACCTCTTTTGGTTTTATACCCCATTTGGATTACAGGTTGTGCTGTATACGCTTGGTGTTCTTATAGTAGGCGTTCCTTTGGTATGCTTGCTAATTATATCTTGCTTACCACAATCGACACAATCGGATTAATAAGGATGGTAATATGAGTCCGTTTGATTATGTTAACCAAATCCTACAAGGAAAGAAACAGTTAATTGTTGATGATGTGACCGAATCGGAATACGTTCCGTTTCTGGTCAATCGTTCGTTATCTTACCATATTGACTGTGTATCATATGCGAATGAGATGAACCGCAGGTCATTCATTGACAAGAAACTGCAGAATGATTTTTTACTAAATACCATAAGGTCTAAGAAAAGACCGTTCGTAAAGTGGGCTAAGTCTGATAAAAGTGAAGATATACAATGCATTAAAACCGTCTATGGTTTTTCTGATACGAAAGCACTTGAAGCACTCCGCCTATTGACTGATGAACAAATCCAAAAATTAAAAGAAAAAACCGGCATCGGTGGATTGAGGAAATAATATGGTAGATTTAAAAAACTTTGTTGAGGTTAAGTTAAAGCAAGAGGATGATTTTTTAAAAGTACGTGAAACATTAACCAGAATCGGTGTTTCTTCACGTAAAGATAAGATTTTGTATCAGTCGTGCCACATACTCCACAAACAAGGTAAATATTATATTGTACACTTCAAAGAATTATTCCAGTTGGATGGTAAACCAACCGACATTACAGAGAATGATATTCAAAGAAGAAATGCAATTGCAAGACTATTGGAAGAATGGGGTTTGGTGAAAGTTTCTAATCCAGAATTAATGGGTGATAACATTGCACCATTACACCAAATCAAAATCATCTCCCACAAGGAGAAAGATGAATGGAATTTGGTACCAAAGTACAATATTGGTAAAAAGATTACACCACAATAAGTAGATATATTATGAAGCAAGTGAAAGAAAAAGTTGATAAGTTGAAAAACATTTATACTGGTGAGGTGGTGTACACCAGTAATTTGTTTGAAAAAAGACAAGACAGTACAATGACATTTATACAGGTATACAAACCA